TTGCCCTCTATGACAATATTATTTCTTGTTAATATCTATATTTTTTTTTAATAGTATAAAATTTAGAGGGTTAATAAATATTCCTTCTTCATAACCGTGTTTATTTGCAAATGATTTTAATTCTTTTTTAATTCTATCATCAGAAAAGACATAAGCATATTTATCAACATCAGGAACAAAATATTTATCAATACCAATAAGTTCTATTGGAACTGTTCTTGAGCCATATGCACCAATATCACCTTTAGCTCTATATTTAATTCTATAGCAATATTGATTAACAATTTCTTCTACATATTCTTCTTTACTTTTGTACAAAAGTAGCATTGGTTTTAGTATACTAAAATATTCATTATCTTGCTCAATAGCTGCATCTGTAAAATAATGTACTTTAGCAAATTCTTTCAATCCACTCAAAATTCTGTCATCTTTAACAAATAATTCATTATATAGCTCTTCAGCTTCATCTCTTGATAAATAGTTGAAAATACTAAGTGGTTTCATTTCCAGCTCAAATGTTATAAGATTTTCTCTTGGATATTGGTGACAATGTTTAATATCATCATAAGAACAATTAAACCTAATACTACTTGTAATATCATTAATCAATTGTTCTACATTTACATTTAATTTCATAATTTTCTTCTTTATTTAATAATTATTAATTTATATTTTATTTTATTAGTAATTCAAATATATATAAAAGAAATCTAAAAAACAAATCATTGGATGTTAATGAATGTTAACAGTAATCTTCTTCTTCCCATTTACCATATCTTAACTGTTCAATAACTACATTACCGTTTTCATCAGTGGCTGCTCTTTCATTATCCTCTAACTCTCTTTCCTCAATATAGTCTTCTGCATCACCATCAAGATGATACTTTGCCATTTCTTCCTCTGTCATATATTCAGAGTTCTCTTTGATAAACTTATTAGTGTATTCAATTGCATCTTCCTTGGTAATGAATGTAGCATTACCTTCACTGCTTGTATAGAATACTATATAAACTACCTTTACATCATCAAACCAAACGTTTTTTTCTAAATTATTCATAATCTTATTTATTTTAGTTTTTTAATTATTATTTTATTTTTCTAACAATGCAAATATATAGAAAATGATTTTAAAAACAAACTTTCATATGTTAAAGGGTGTTAATATTTAATTTAGTTTAAAAAAAGGATGCACCGCTGTGCACCCCTAAAATAAAACTAAAATAAAATAACCCAAAAATTATGAAATAATACATTTACAATATAAATGCCAATAATAACCACCAATAACTAACTGTAATCACATTACTCCATTGAAGGAATAAGAAAGTTATTATGTATATCTTTGCTAAATCTATATTTATGTTAATTCTCTTCATTGTCTTTCTTTTTTAATATCTCCTTATTATGTTGTTCCTGCAATTTGAAGTACTCTTTATCTGTTGTTAGCTTATGCCTAAAGCTAAGATGATGAAACTTACACAGAGTTCTTAAATTGCTATAATCATTGAATCTTCTATCTCTTTCTTCTTTTGATAATCCACGCTCACAAAATGATTGAATATGATGGACATCTTGTCCTTCTGTTACCTTTTCACCAAAAGTCTTATCTTCATTGATGATGTCCTTATCAAGGCAATCTTCACATAGCGGATGACTCTCATAGTATAGATTCCTTAGGTTATGCCAATTCTTGGTATTGTAATACTTTTGCCTTTCCTTTCTTCTAAGTGAAGGTTCTTTTTTCCTTTTCTTTGGATTATCTTTCAATCTTGGAATTATTGGCATAATGTTAAATTCTTTTAAAAAGATGTGGATGCCTACCAATGAGAGAATATTCAGTGAATAGGCAGAGCCACATTATATCATCTAATATAGGTCATCATTACTAAAGATGCACCATAGTAATCCCAATGCTAATAGGCTTACAATAACTATATCAATCATTTTATTATCTCTTTTTGCAATAATTATATCAATCCATTATAAATTGCTTGGCTGATAGGAATAAAGAAAGTTGGAAAATTCTTCTTTTTTGAATTGGAATCCAATTGAGTTTTTTTAATTAGCCAATGTTTGCATTCAACTTTGTTCCAATCTATCTTATCAAAGTCAAATATATAATATTCTTCACCGTTGATAAGAGTTATATATAATATGCGTTCACCTTCTCTCGCTTCTGCCTTGATATTACAGAACTTATTGCAAGTGATTGGGATTTTGTCATAAATCTCCAAATTCTGATTACGTTCCTTAATTTCAATACACATTGGAATCATTTCACTTTTGGTATATGCTGATAGACGCATATCAACACTACAGCCTTCTTGTGTTGCTTCAATGTGTGGGCAATTACCACTTAGAATTTTCTCAAATATTTGCTTTGTTACTTTGAAGTCTTTTGACTCTTGTGTATTAATCTTTTCTGTTAATTCTCTCATAGTTGAACTTATTTTGCTTATCTATATATAAATAGTTTGCAATTCTGAAAAGTTCTTAAAATATGAAAGAATTTTTTAACTTTTTTTTTAATTAAATCATCCCTACACATTTGAAAGTAGGGATGATTACAATGTCTTTGATTGATATTTAGAATTTATGAAATGCTTAAAGTTACAAAGTCTTGTTGTTAGGCTAATTTGTTGAAGGTACTGCAAATATATAAAAAACTTTTTAAAAAACAAAATTATTCTTAAAAAATCTCTTATTGGTAAGAGAAAATACTTCTATTTACTTCTACATTAATAGTTTTAGTTGAAGATTATTGAAGGCTTTAAAATGGTAGTTCTTCTTGATTATTTGAAGTTTCAACTTTTGAAGTTTTATTTTGCCTTGCTTTTGACTCATGTTCAACTTTAAATTTTTCAAAAATTTCTTCTGCAAGGTTATGTCTTCTATCATTACCCTTTCTTTCTTTTTCTTCTATTATATTAATTAATTTAACAATAATATTTTCTTTTTCTTCTATTATATTAATTTTATTTAATAATATATTATATATATCAGATTCAGAATCTTTATATGATTCTATATCTTTTTTAAGGTTAATTGGGCATTCATTAATAATCCATTTCAAAAATGATTCTTTAGTAAATTCCTGCTTAAAAACATTTCTAAGATATAACACAAAATATGAATCCAATCTAATTACTTTAATATTACAGTCTTTTGTAAGCATATCTCTTTTTTGGTCTTTGAGCTTAGCATCTTTGTTTGTATGTGATATGCCATCAACTTCTATATCAAATTCCTTGCCATCAATTATTATATAGAAATCAAATATATATCCATAATATCCATCTTTATCATTATATATTACAGGCTTTTCAAAAGTATATTTAATATTATAATAATCAAGTATATCAATAAATGCTTGTTCAGAGTGATTTGGATTATTTCTGTTTTTCTCTGCAATTTTATTAAGCCATTCTTTGTACTGTTCTTTTGTTTGATTCTTTTTCATATTACTTCTTATATTTTGTTATGTTATTTTCTTTTCTCCATCTTTTTAAAGTTATTAATGATATTTCCAAGCCATATTCTTTCATCATTTCAATATTTTCTTTGTCACTAAGTGAGCAATCATAGAATTCACCAATATATTGCTTTTTATTGTGTTTGAATTTGTTAATTACCTCTCTTTTACTCATTCCATATTTTGAAGCAAAATATGGGTTTACCATCCATTTTCTTGAAGTAGTACCTAATGTTGAATATCTTGTTAAATCAGCATTCATTATATCCTTTACAATATTCCATAGTATTTTTTTGGTGATTTTGTTTCCGTCATTAACCATATATGTGACAAACTCCCATACAATGTTATGAAGTAAATTTTCAAATGTTATTTGTGGGTTAATTAACCTTCTTATTATACCATTTAAGAATAATTTCTTTCTTCTACCTTCACCATCCTTAATCTTTCTAATGTAATCAAGTTTATTACCATCTTCATCAACCAACAAATACCAATATCTTTTAATTTCCCTGTAATCTGAAGGTATGCCAATAAATGGCTCATCTTCACTTGGTATTTCCAATTTTGAGTTTTGCAAATTTGGCATTATTGGGTCATATTTGTTGAGAAATTCAGTTAACTTTAATTTCCAATAATCTTTAATCAATGTAGTATCATTTTCAAAAGTATCAGTCAAACTTATATTGTTGTTTTCTTGTTGTATAAATTTGAATGATACTTTTAGATTATCTTCTTTAATATCATCTAAATTGAAATCATCTAATTCATATACATAATTGCTAACAAATACATTATTATCATCAGTGCCATTAAAGTATTGACTAACCTTATTAGCATTACTATCAACTTTAATATTTAATTCATCACTAACAGTTTTGCTAACTGAATACAAATATGATTTAGCTTTATTAACACCTTCAATTGGTTCATCAAACAAATACACTAATCTAAATGCATATTCATTATTATTACCATTACTAAAAGTATTATATGCCATTGAAGGAGTTGTTTTAAGCTTATTTAAGGCTTCATTTAGATTAATTGGAGAATGGTCAACATCAATTGATATAACCTGTGTATAACAAAAATATTTATCTGATTTACCCCAATTTCCAAATTCATCATTATCAAAAACTGAACAATATCCATATCCTGAAGATATTCTTTTTACAAATTCAATAAGATTGGTATGTGTGAATATGTATTGCATACAAGCACATTCTACATTAGTTGGTTTAGCGTCATACTTTGATTTAGTATAACAGACATCAAAATTAAAATTATCAATTAATTTCATTTTTTTTAGTTTTAATAAGTTATTATGGTGCTATTTTTGAAAAAGAGAAAGAATGGGAAAAAGTAAAACTAAAAAACACCAAAACCTTTTTCCCTCATAGCTTGCAATCTATGTCTTTCTCTTATTATAAATATATTAATACTTTAAAAAATTTTAATATATATAACAAATATATAAAAAAATATTAATAAAAACAAACACTTCAATCCTTTTTCTTTTATATATTTTCTTTTTATATAATATATTATATATAATTTAATTAATATTTAGTATAATATTATATTATATTTTTTAAATACTATATTAAGAATATATACTATATATAACAAAAGTATCATTCAAATTTATGCAAAAGAAAACAACAATATAAGTTTGACTGATACTTTCAATAATTATTTAGAATAATTTTGTTTTCTCAATCTTTTTTTATATATTTGCTTCAGTTGAAGGCTAAGAGTTGATAGTTGAAGGTTTTTAAAGGAATTTACAAAATGGTTAGTTGTGCAATAGATAATAGTCTTGATAATCTGAATGGCTTGTCAAAAGAAGAATTAATTGATACATTGGAAAAATTAAGAGAATTTGAGAAAAATCATAGTTCTTCAAATCAATCAAAATATATAACTGTTGCAAGACATAGATTCATCAATCAGATTGTTAATGCATTGGAAAAGAGACATTGCACAATTGATAAGCCTTTTGTAAGGAAAAAAAGTGGTGATGATTGGATATATCAAACAGATAAGGAAGCAATAACCAAAGAAGAATGGAAGAGATTACTTGTCAAGTATCACAACTATAAGCAAATGCTTAAAACAAAAAAAGATATTGCTGAAGAAAGGCTAAATAAACTTCAAAAATTCATTACTTGGTTTGAATCAAATAAACCTCCAAAAGGTAAAAGAGGAAGACCAAGTAAAAAGGTTCTTTCAATTTGATATATTCCCTACAAGACGTTTAATTTACTTTGAGATATAATTAATCATCTTTAACAAAGATAAAGTCTTGTAGGGCTTCTTTTTATTAGTTTCATATGTTATTATTTATTAAAAAAAGACACTGAGGATTATTCTTCAGTGTCTTTATTGTTATTATCTCTTTGTTTTCTCTTATATTCTTTAATGTAAGCGTTCCATTTTTCTTTATTTTTTTCCAACCATTTCTTGTGATATTCCCTTTGATAAGCAGCAATCTTTTCTTTATTCTTTTCAACATATATCTTATGTTGTTCATCTTTCTTTGTCGGGTCTTCCTTATACTTTTGACGTTGCTTTTCTTTTATAATTTCAGCATTTTCAGCATAATACTTTCTTGAATATTCAAGAATTCTATCTCTATTTTCTTCTCTATATTTCTTTTGGTATTCCAATCTTTTTGTAATAAATTCTTCATCTTCAGCGTGACTCTTATACCAATCTCTACCATAATGAGGGTGCTCTTCCATCCATTTTTTAAAATATTCTTGATTTTTCTTCCTATATTTTTCATTATAAAGCTTTTTCTTAGCCTTTGATATTTCTTTTTGTTTTTCCTTTTTAATTCTTTTTAATTCATCTTTAATAGCTTTCAATTCAGCCTTATATTCAGCCATTCTTGCTTGTTTTTCAAGGAATTCTTTTGTGTGTTTGACCATATTTTGCAATTTTTTTAACGTTATCATTGATTTAATAAAAAGTAATGATATTTATTTATATATAAATACTATTTATTAACAAATAATTCAGCAAAAAGAAAAAATGTTGAATTAAATCATTAGACATTTACTATTTATTAAATAAATTAAACATAAGAAAATATGGCAAAGAAAAAAACAAACATTGTAGACAACTATATGGACTACGTTGAAGACTTTTTGACAAAGAAATGGGGTGAGATACCAACTGCTTGGATTATTAGTCTTGAACAGCTTAAGAACTATCTTAATATATATGAGGAAGCAAAGAAAGATGTTGAAAAACGTGGCATTAACGTTGAAGACAGGTTTGGCAGTGTTGTTGTCAATCCAAATCTAAAAGTAATGGCAGATTCTTCAGTCAGAATTGAAAAGATTGTGGCTACATTTGGATTATCTCCTTATGCTAATGTCAAGATGAACTCACAGGAAAATAAAGGAACAGATAATGAGATGCTTGACGCATTGATGATGAATGAAGATTAAACCATCCCAATCATTTAACTAAATTTAACCATAAGGATAAAAAAATATTAATGAATGACAAATTACAATGAATTAAAAGATATAGGTATAGATGAAAAATATTTAGATTATCCGCTTAAAGTGTTAAATGGGGAGATAGTGGCTTGTCAGTCAATTAAATTGGAATGCAAAAGATACCTAAGTTGGTTCTCAAGGGATGATATGTATTTTGACAGTAAGGAATGTGATAGAATTGTCAAATTTATTCAAAGATTCAAGTTAACAACAGGTAAACCAAAGCAATTCATTCTTACTGAAGTACAAAAGCATATCATATATGCTACTTATGGCTTCCATTGGAAAAAGAATAATTACAGGGTAATAAGAGAGATATATTTTCAGGTTGCACGTAAATTTGGGAAAGACCAATTTGCTACAGCTCTTGCATTATATCATCTAATAGCAACTAACCAACAGGACTTTAGTGGGGTATTTGTTGCAAATTCATTTAATCAAGCACAGATTGCTTTAAAGTATTGTAAGAGTTTAGTCAGAACAATTGACCCAAATGGTAAGTTCTTAAAGCAATACAGGGATTCAATTATATTTCCTGCATTGCACGGTGAATTGAAGACAGTAAGTTCAGATGCAAATAGACTTGATGGGTTAAACCTTGATTATGCAATTATAGATGAGAGACACGCTGCAAAAGACAATAGCGTCTATAATGTTATTGCAACAGCAATGGCAGCAAAACCTGAATCATTATTAATGACAATTACAACAGCAGGACTTGATATGAATGTCCCTTGTTATGACGTATATAGACTATCTAAGGATATATTAAATGGCAAAGCAAAAAATGATACATTCCTTCCAATTATATATGAGTTGGATGACATTAAGGAAGCAGAAGATGAGAATTGTTGGGTAAAGGCACAACCACACTTAGGTGTTACCACCACATATGATTACTACAGGAATGAGCTATTAAAAGCTAAGAATTTGCCCTCAACCTATAATAACTTCTTGGTAAAGGTAATGGATATGTGGACAGCCAATGGTAATGAACAATGGCTCACTGAACAATACATCAATCAATCAATATCAGATTTTGACTATGAAAAGCTTAAACAAGGTGGTTATCAAGGCTATCTATCATTTGATATTGCAACAGTTAGTGACTTAACCTGTTTATGCTTAATGATACCAACAGAAGAAAAATTATATTATAAATGTTGGTATTATTTACCTGAAAGCGCATTGACGGAAAGTCCCAATAGAGAAAAATATAAGGATTGGGCAAAAAGAGGATATTTAACTGTTACCAATGGTAATGTTACGGACTTGGATTACTTGGAAAAGGACATTAAAAAAGTCTGTACGGATTTTCAAATAATTAAAATTATATATGACCAATGGTGCTCTTCTGCAATTGTGACAAAACTTTATGAAGCAGGATTTCCTGTTCAGCCTTTTTCACAAAGTATTGCTTCTATGTCAGCACCAACAAAGCAATTTGAAATTGACCTAAAATCTAATAAGGTAGCAATTGATAATAATCCAATTAATATGTTCTGTATGCGCAATGCCGTTGCAAAGTATGACGTCAATGAGAATATAAAAATTGTCAAAAATAATGTAGAAGATAAGATTGACGGTCTAATATGTATAATTATGTGTGATGGTGGCTATTACAAGGATATAAGATATGACAATGTTGTGGAATTTCTTGATTATAATGGGTAAAAGGGTATTTTTTTAATAAAATATCCTTTTTTTGTCTTTATTATTAAAAAAGGTTAAATATTTATAGGGTAGAATATAATATTAAAATAATAGGAAAGATGTCAAAATTTTTTGAAATATTTGGCTTTAAGTCAAAGAAAAATTCACAGGAACAACGTTCTATGAATTGTCATCCTATATATGGCAATGGTATGGGATTAAGTTTTGGCGGATTCAATCACACAAGTAGTGCTATGAATTTGCCAACTTTCTTCAGGGCAACTGACCTTATATCATCAAATATTGCAATGATGCCAATTGAGGTTAAGCGTAAGGGTGTTAATGCTGACAATCACCCACTTAACCTAATATTCAATGACAGAGATGGCGGTCTAATTAATAGATTCAATGCGCTAAAATTAATTGTGCAAAGTATTATTCTTAAAGGTAATTCTTATGTATACATTGAACGTGCAGAAGATGGTACACCTATTAGACTAAGAACTTTGGAAAGCGGCGATGTTACTGTTTTCTGGAATAAAGAAAGATATGAGCTCTATTATCAATGTCCATTGGTTAGCAGAGGTAGAATTTTACCAAAAGATATGCTGCATTTCAAGATGTGGTCTTTTAATGGAGTTGAAGGAGTAAGTCTAATTAAATTTATGTCTAATGCTCTTGGGATTGCAACCAACACAGAAAACAGCGCAAGCAGTTATTATGCAGGTAATATGACACCAAGTGCAATACTTAGTGTACAAGGACCAAATGGTGAAGCACAAAGACAACAAATCAGAGAGAGTTGGAATCAATCATCAATTGGTAATGGTGGTAGTGGTGTTGCAGTTCTTCCAAGTAATATCAGCTACACACAGATAAGTCAGAACGCAGAAGAAGCACAGCTATTGCAGAATAGACAATTCAATGCTTTAACAATATTACAGTTTTTTGGTATTAATCCTGTAATGATGGGAATTCTTGACCATTCAAGTTATGGTACAATTGAGAGTGTTATGCGTGATTTTGTAAGTAATTGCTTATCACCATATGTTGTTATGTTGGAGCAAGAACTAAACGCTAAACTTGTAAAGGAAAATGAAAGAGGTGTGACAATTAACTTAAATGAAAAAGTATTGTTATTAACTGATAAGGCTGCATCTGCTAATTATTACAGCTCATTGGTCAATAATGGTATTCTATCAAGAAATGAAGCAAGATATGAATTAAATTATGCTCCAATTGAAGGTGGTGATGACATTATTATACCTTATACCAAGGTAGAGGATAATACAATTGGTAATAAGCCACAGGAAGAACCAAAGGATGACTTACCACAAGAGGAAAAAAAGTCTCTTAAAAGCAAAAATAACAAGGTAAAAAAAGATACTAAATAATGATACGTGTAGGCAAAGAAAGTGATATTATCTTTAATATGGAGGTAAAGGATAGTCAAGGATTCCCAATCAGAGTTAGAGATGCTGTTGAATTTACTTTTAAATTCTTTACAGAAGATGGACAAGTACAATTGGAAGCATCTTATGTTAATGGCAACTTCAAGAACATTGTTGCAGGTAAAAACGTTGACCAAATAGTATTGGAAGGAAAAGATATTGCAACATTGAAGAAAGGAGTGCTACGTTATACTTACTACTATAAGGTAATTAATGAGCGTATGGCTGATGGCTTTTATGATGAAAACGGAAAAGGCTGTACTGACATTTATATTTACTAATTCTAAACATCAATAATAATATGATACAAATCAAATTAAAATATACAAAACAAAGAATTGAAGTCCCAAATCTTCATATTTCTTGGGGTGATATTGTTGGTGATGTTAGTGGTAATACAGCACTCCAAGATGCATTGGATGGTAAGCAGGATGTGGGTAATTATGCAACACATAATGATTTGTCAACTGTTGAAGATTCTTTACAAAATATAATTAATCAAACAAAAGATGACATCGACAGTAAACTTGATAAAAAAGCAAACAAGAGTGATGTATACGCCAAAGAAGATGCAGATTCACGCTTCCAATCAGTTGGTGATTATGCTCTAAAGAGTGAATTACCAACAATTCCATTATTTAAGACAATTAATGGACAATCAATTACAGGTAGCACAGACAATATTACAATTGAAGGTGGTAGTGGTGCTGATTTAACCAATTATTATACAAAATCAGAATCTGATAATAAGTATGCCTTAAAAAATAGTATTCCTACCAACATATATACCAAGACAGAAGTAGATAATAAATTGTCAAATAAACTTGATGTTACTGCATATACACCAACTGATTTAACTGATTATGCAAAAACTGAAGATGTAAATACAGAATTGACAAAGAAACAGGACAAGGGAAATTATGTAAGTGCTACCACGTTAAATGATTATGCTCTAAAATCAGAAATACCAAGTGTTGAAGGATTAGCAACTGAATCATATGTGTCAAATAAAATTAAGGAAGTTGTAGGTACTGCACCTGAAGCGCTGGACACATTGGGAGAAATTGCTGATAAGTTAAGTGGTGATGATGATGCAATTGCAGCCATTAATCAAGTATTGGATGAAAAAGTTAGCAAAGAAGATTATAACACTAATCAGCAAGCAATAACAAATTCTTTAACTGATTTAAGTAACAATAAGGCAGATAAGAGTGAAATCCCAACAATACCATTGTTTAGGACAATTAATGGTCAAGCAATTACAGGTAGCACAGACAATATTACAATTGATACTGATTTAACTGACTATTATACAAAGACAGAATCTGATAATAAATATGCCTTAAAGGGAGACATCCCAACTGATGTGTACACCAAGACGCAGGTTGATTCAAAATTGTCAGAAAAACTTGATGTGTCCGCATACACCAAATATGATGATTCAAAGGTAAAGGCTGATATTCAAGCTAATGCAATTGCAATTGAAGGAAAGCAAGACAAAGGCAATTATGCTAATGTTGGGGATAGCTATACAAAACAAGAAAGTGATGCAAAATACTTAACTGAACATCAATCATTAACAGCATATGCAAAGACAGCAGATGTCAATACTGAATTATCAAAGAAACAGGATAAAGGTGATTATGCTCTAAAGAGTGAATTACCAACAATTCCATTATTTAAGACAATCAACGGACAAGCAATTACAGGTAGCACAGACAATATTACAATTGAAAGTGGAAGTGATATTGAATTACCAATTAGTTCAGATGATGTAGCATTTTTTTCAGATGATTTGGAAGTTAAATCAGAACTACATATAGGTGATACATTTACATCAAGATATATTGGTTATTATAGTAATTATGGTTATGAGTTTACTTTTGAATTTGATGGTGGGTATGAGATATGGATAAATGAACCTACTATAGGTTCATTTAAAGGTTTTGAATCTGTCACAAAAAATGGAACTATAAAATATAATGGGACATATTATGCAATTCTTGATTTGGGAAAAAAATATACATTAACATTAACAAGTATGTCTAATGAAATGAGTGGTGAAAGTAATAATTATGCAATTACTTTAGGTCAAGCATCTAAATCACTTACCAATGCATTTAATGAAAAGGCAAATTCAACTGATGTATATACCAAGACAGAAATTGACAATATGGTTGGTAATATAAATAATGCATTAAACGGTCTATCATTTTGGAAGGGTACACAAGAAGAATATGATGCAATAGCAACAAAGGATAACAATACAATCTATTACATAATCTAATAATAATCACTTTAAAATTAATTAAAATGGGTAATAAAATTGGTAATGCAAATTTTACAAGCCTTTTTATTGGTTCATCAAAAGTTAAAAAGATTTATTGTGGAAATTCATTGATATATGGCAATGGTCAAGTGCCTTGCTTTATTGTTGTTAGCAATTATAGTGATATACCTGTTGATACTGAATTTAACAAAGCATATGTTAGGGAAGAATCAAAATGGTATCTGAAAAATAATACCAATGCTTGGGAAGAATATGGAAAATATGAGAAGGTAGATGACTTAGCATCAACAACTCATTATGAAGGCAAATTGGTTGTTTTATCAACTGATAACCATCAATATCAATATAAAAATGGTCAATGGATAGATAAAGGCCTTGTTGAAGGAAGTGGAAAGCAATCTAACTTTACATTGTCAGATGTTAATAATGAACTATTAGGAAAAACAACACCACCTTCAATTGGTGATTATATTATTCTATATCCTAATACTGCTAAAGATTCAACTAATGGAATGATTATTGAAAATAACTCAAATTATCTTGATTCTTGGACACACGCAAGTATGGGAACAATTGATGATTCAACAACACTTGATAGAGCTGTATGGGTATTAGAAGATGCTTCTAATGTTGGAGAAAACTATTGCTATATAAAGAATGTTGCAACAAATAGATATTGGGGTTATCAATCTCGTGCATCAAGTAACTCATTATCAACAGTAGAATCTGCATCAAAAATAGCTGTATGGGTGGATAATTCAGAAATGCCATATGGCAATGGAATTTCTCTAAGGGAAAAAAGTAGTGGAAGCAATTATGGTATTAATGATTTGTTTAACTATGGATATCGGTTCAATTGGTGGACAACATTGCCAAATTCTGATAATAATTCAGATTTTTATTATAAAAAAGTAAATGCATATCAAGCTGTTTATCCTGTTGAATATGAAGCAATGAGCATACCACCTGAAAAACTTACAGTGGCAACAATAGCTGAAAGGGATGCATTAGAATGTCCTTATGAAGGATTGAAGGTACAAGTTAAAGAAAATGAGAAAACATATGTATTTAAGTTTGTTGATGGTGAATATGTATGGGAAGAAAGAAAACAATACTATACTGTAAATCTTACACAAAGTGGTAGTTGGATTGAATCAACAAAAAATCCTGACAGTTCAAAGTATTATGGGTATATGTCAGATGGTTCACGTGGCAAAGCGTATGGTTATGACACAATGGTCATAACATTATTTGGATATACTGATTTTGTTGTTTATATCTGTTCATATGCTGAACAAAGTTCTGATTATACAATGATTGGAAAAATAGATACAACAATTCCAACGTCAGCAATTTACTATAACAATTCAAATGTTTATTTGCACACATCAGAAAACCAAGCGCCCCCAAATGCTCTATCAAATTATAAGGCAGCAATTTACTCAAATCTTGACCCAAATGTAGAACATACAATTTGGGTGCAATATAAAAAGGATGTGAGTGTTGATTCAAATGATGATAGAGGTTATGTATTAATTCCAAAGTAATTGGCTGTAATGAAAACTTACAATAATAAAAAGGATAAGATTTAATTTCTTATCCTTTTAATTACTATTTATATGTAATAAACGTTTATTAAATTCTAAATATATGATACGTCTATTTTACGTAAAAGATAACTATATAGTTGCCCAAGAAAAGCAAGAACCTATTAAGTGGGGGGATATCCAAGGTAACATTAGTGGCAATACTCAACTACAAGAAGCCTTTAATGACTTGCAGAATGGCATTAGCACCAATGCACAGGGCATAACAGATGAAATTCAGTCAAGAATTGATGGTGACACCAATCTCCAAAATCAGATTGATGATAATAAGGCTGCAATTGAACAAGAAATTGCAGATAGAAAAGACGCTGATAATGTTTTACAGGACAATATTGATGCTGAAGCAACAAGAGCAACAAATGTTGAAGCAACTTTGAATGACAAGATAGCAGTAACCAATACCAATATCAGTGAGAACTATTACAAGAAGATTGAAGTAGATTCAAAGATAGATAAGATTGTTGCAGGTGAAGCATCATTACAAAATTATTATACCAAAGTTGAAAGTGATAATAAGTATGCTTTGAAAGGTGATGTCCCAACTGATGTGTACACAAAGCAAGAAACTGACTTGAAATTATCTAACAAAGCAGATAAATCAGAAATCCCAACAATACCATTGTTCAGGACAATCAACGGCAAAGTAATTACAGGTGATACAACCAATATTGTAATTGAAGGTGGCAGTGGCACTGATTTAACCAATTACTACACAAAGACTGAATCTGATGGTAAATATGCCTTAAAGGGAGACATCCCAACTGATGTGTACACCAAAACACAGGTAGATAATAAATTGTCAGAAAAACTTGATGTAACAGCATATACTGTTTATGATGATTCAGAGATTAAAGCAGCCATAACCAATAAACAGGATAAAGGTAATTATGTGAGTGCAAGTACTCTTAATAATTATTACACCAAGACAGAATCTGATAACAAGTTAGCTAATAAGCAAGATAAACTTGTAAGTGGTCAAAACATTAAGAGAATCAATGGTCAATCTATAGTTGGTAGCGGTGATATTACTATTGAAGGCGGTGGCAGTGGCGCTGATATGTCAAACTATTATACCAAGACAGAAGTTGATAATAAGTTGGCTAATAAACTTGATGCTACTGTAGATTCAGAACTAAGTAATACATCAAGAAATCCTGTTCAAAATAAGGCTATTGCTATTAAGTTAGCTGAGTTAGAAACTGTTATTGATGATTTAAAAAAAAAATCTGATGACATAGTTAAAGTAACATTTATATCAGTTGATGATAATGGCACAGAGCTCAAGCCAACTTATACTGTCACATATGGTAATACAACAATAACTACTCTCAATAGTGAATTGTATGTTGAAAAAGATGTAACTATGACTGTAGTCCCAAGTGATATTGATGGTTTAATAACACCTGTAGAACAGACCAAAAAGATTACTGAAGATACTACATTTAATTTTGAATATGATAGTGAAGTACCTGTCGGAACAAATGCAATATCATTCAGAACAAGTCTTTCAAATTATACCGCAAATGTTGTTAATGATTCATCTCAGCTTACAAGTATGGTGATTGACAATGTAAGCATACCATTAGAGCAAAGTGGTGTAACAAAATATACATTTGCCAATGCAGGTCTACACACAGGAACATACTCATTAAAAGAAGATGAAACTTATGATTACAAAAAGCTATTTTACAATTGCAAAAATCTTACAAGTATAGTAATTCCTGATAGTGTCACAAGTATTGGTACTAATGCATTCATGAGTTGTATAGCTCTTCCAAGTGTAACGCTACCTGATAGCGTTACATCTATTGGCAATGGTGCATTTTATAGCTGCTATAGTCTTACAAATATAGTAATTCCTGATAGTGTCACAAGTATTGGTGATGAAGCATTCAATGATTGTTATAGCCTTTCAAGTGCAACGTTACCTGATAGTGTTACAAGTATTGGTGAAGGAGCATTTTATAATTGTTCAGGTCTTACAAATATAACAATTCCTGATAGTGTTACAAGCATTCCTAATAATGTATTTTTTGGTTGTTATAGTCTTACAGGTGTGACAATAGGTAATAGTGTAACATCTATTGGTAAAAGTGCATTTGGATATTGTACAGGACTTACAGGTGTGACAATAGGTAATAGTGTTACAAGTATTGGTTGGTATACATTCCGTGGTTGTTCAAGTCTTACAAGTGTAACGCTACCTGATAGCGTTACAAGTATTGGACTTGGTGCATTTGAAGACTGTTCAAGTCTTACAACAATTACAGTGAAAGCATCCACACCACCAACATTAGGTGATGGTGCAATGCCAAGTAGTGTAACTGCAATCTACGTACCATCTGACAGTGTTGATGTCTATAAGTCAGCAAGTGGTTGGAGAAGTTATGCAAGTAATATATTACCAATACAAGAATAACATTATAATAAAACAATATATTCACCCACATATTAAAAGTGTGGGTGATAACTATTTATTATTGACTTTATTTGTTAATTTAACATTATTTAATATATAAAACATTATGAATAAAGAATTAAGAAATATGCCTTCAGAGATTAACTACAATGAAGGCAGACACATATCAGCATATTGTATAAAATTTAACCAAGATAGCAATGATATGGGCTTTATTGAAAGGATTTTACCTGAAGCAGTAACAGAGGAAACATTAAAGCGTAGTGATGTTATGTGCCTTTGGAATCATGACAGTGATAAAGTATTAGGCAGATGCAGATATGGAATTGGCAATCTAAAATTAACCATTGATGAACGTGGTGTAAAATATGACCTTGATTTGCTTGATAATTCAATTGGTGATATGGTATTATCATATATCAGAAGTGGAATAGTTGAAGGTAGCTCATTTGCTTTTACTTTGGAAGATACTGATGAAGCTCAGACTTGGGAAAGAAGAAGTGATGGTAAACTATATAGAACCATCAAGAAGATTGATAGAATATGGGATTGTTCACCTGTATTAGAGCCTGCATACAGTAAGACTGAAGTATCTTGTAGAAGTCTTGATAAATTCCTTGAAGAAGAACAAAAATCAAAGGAATTAAAAGAAAAATACAATAAATTAAGGGATGAGATTAATAATTATTAATTTTTTTTACAATTAATAACTATTTATATGTAAAGTTCAATTGCTATATGACAATAGAAGAATTAAAAAATGTGTCATTGGAAATTGTAAATAAAGCAGAAGCAGAACAGCGTGATTTATCTGAAGATGAAAATAAAACATTGGAAGAATATAAAGCTAAGATTGCTGAGCTTAGGGCAATGGAAGATGATAAAAAAGAAGAAAAGGTTGATGCTCCTGTAAAAGAAGGTGAATCAGAAGACAAGACTTCAGAAGACATTCCAAGTGAGAGTGGAAAGACAGAAGAAGAAAAGTCAGAAGATAAACCTGAAGATAAAGAGGAAAAAACTGATAATAAACAATCAGAAAGAAATTTAAATAAATTAGAAACAAAAAAAGATATCCATATGGAAAAAAGAAATTTTAGTTTGTTACGCTCAATCCGTAGCGTAGTAAATCATGAAAAATTTAATGAAATTGATGAAGCAGTTATCAATGCAGTAAAGGCAGAAAATAGAGGTTTTGGCAATGACGCACAGATTATGATTCCTATGGAGGAACGTGCAGCTATTACCGTATCTAATGATGGTGATGACGTTGTTGCAACTGATGTTATGGCAGTGTTGCCAGCATTGAGGGCAGGTTCTCTTTGGGATAAGCTTGGTATCAAGACTTTGACAGGTTTGAAAGATAATGTTAAATACCCTATCTATAATGGCGGTAACGCTTTCTTTGAAGGTGAAAATGATGAAGCACAAGATGGTGCAGGTACTTTCACTTCAGTTGATTTAGCTCCTAAGAGAATTTCAGCTTACTTGACCATTAGCAATTCATTCTTGCTTCAGGATAACGCAAATGCTGAAAATGTAATCCGTGAAGATTTGGTAGCTGCATTGCGTCAGAAGATTGATGAAACTATATTTGGTGATGCTACTGTAACAGGTGATGCTAAGTCATTTGCTTCAGTTATTGCTACTGTTGGTGATGCAACAGGTTCTGTAGCTACTTTTGCTGATTTGACTGAAGCTGAAGCAGAAGTTGATGACTCAAACGGTGGTCCACTTAAATATGCCTCTGATAACCATTTCAAAGCATTTGCAAGAGCACTTTCTTATGGTGGCAAATCTACAAGAATGGTAATGGAAAATGGTAATATTGATGGAACTGAACTACATTCAAGTTCATTGGTAGCCAAAGACCACGCAATCATTGGTGATTGGAATCAAGCAGTATTAGCAAGTTGGGGCAATGGCCTTCAGTTAATTGTAGACCCTTATACACGTGCAAAGCATAATGAAACAGTAATTATTGGTACAATTTTTGCTGATTTCAAAGTCTTGCGTCCTGAATGTTTCAAGGTTGTAAAGAAATAATTTAGCATAAATTATATAAGCAATAAAAGAGGGTACTTTAATTAGTACCCTCTTTTTCTTTATACTTCCATTTATAACCCTTTGCTGTTTTTGTTTTTCCTTGGCAAACTCTCATTATCAATGCTTTGTCACAATTCATTTTTAAAGCTGCTTCAGTTAATGATTCAAATTCTTTAATAAAATTACCATCTAAATCATATTGAGTTACAGGTTTAAACTTTTTCTTCCTAACCTCATAACTATACTTTTTCCCTAATCTTATTTGTCTTAAATGTTCTCTTTGTTCTTTAGACCATCTATGTCCATAATTTGGGTTATTTTTTCCAACATATCTACCTTTCATTAACTCACTTAATTTCCTTTTTGTTTCTTCAGAATTTAATGAGTTGCTACCGCCCATTTTTATATTATAGCCTATTTTTTTATCAGTTGTATTATACTTGCTAATATAATACACTTCCCACCTATTTAATTGCTGTATAAGACCTTCTTTTGATGAAGCTAATATAGTGCCAAGTACTTCATAATTGAAGTTGTCTATACCATATTTTTTAATTGCAAAATCAATAGGAATTTTATCCCTACTCCTTTTATGGTCAATTAATCTCCATTTTTCATTAACTGTTTGACCAATATATTTTTTTTCATTGATTTTATTAGTGAACATATAAATTACTCCTATATGCAAATTTTCTGTTATTTCCATATTTCTTTACATTTTTTATGCTTTCATTACTATTTATAGTAAGTATACTTATTGTGTGCTTATTCAAATATACAAATAAAAATAATAAAAAACAAACATTATAATTTATGTATGTTGATTTGGACTTAATTAAAAGACATTGCAATATAGATGAGGACTACTATGCTGATGATGAGTACCTAATCAATCTCTTTCAGACAAGTGAAAAGATAGTTGAAAAAGAAATTGACCACCCTCTATCTGATTTAGAAGATGATAATGGTAATATTCCAATGCCACTTGTTCACGCAATGTTACTTATGACAGGTAATTTTTATGCCAACAGGGAATCAGTTGCCTTTGCAAATTCATATGAGATACCTTATTCCTTTAAGTACCTGTGTGACCTATACAAAGATTATAATCATAAATGTAAATGTAAGGAGGATTAAACAATGGGGTTGGCAGCAGGACTTTTACGTTGGGAAATAGAAATATATAGACCTGTAGACATTATCAATGAAACAGGTGAAAAGGAAACCACATTTGAATTTAAAGACACAACACGTGCAAGAAAGATGTACAATAGTGGTAATAGGAGTCTTGAGAACAATGAGATTGTAAATAACTATCAATATTCAATTCAGGTAAGAAAATACGTTGACATCAAGGAAAGGGATAACGTTAAAATGGATGGCAAAATGTATAGAGTTATTACAGTTGAGCCTGTTCCGTTGGAATCCTACAAAGAAATAACAATTGAATTAATCAATGAATAAAAATGCCAAGAGGTAGAAGGGTAAATCCCAATAGCCAAAGACAGCAAAAACTTAAATCTAATGCAAGCAAGAACAGAAACATAAGCATACATATTGATGATTCAGTGATTCAAAAGTATGTAGGTATATTTGGTTCTGAAGCCTTTATCAAGAAGGAAAAAGGCGCTTTAAACAGGGCAATGCAGCCACTTGAAGATGCTGCAAAACAGAACTTGGCAAAAGTAACCAATCCTAATGGTAGAGGATATGGCAGTGCTACCAATGGTGATGGGAAAAGAAAGCGCAATCCAAGGACATTAGAAGAAGGTATAAGAAAGCGTACAATGACCAATGGCACAGTTGGTGTTATTGTCTCAATTACCAATAAGGATAATCAAGGGAATTGGCTTTTACCAATATTTGACCAAGGCACTGTGCCACGTTACAGAGGGCAAGGCAGATTAAAGAAAAAGGAAGCAAAATTACAATATAAGACAGGTAACCGCAAAGGCTATACAGGTGTAATAAAAAAATCCAATTTCTTTAAAAAAGCAATTGACCAAACAATGAATAATTTTAATCAGAGATTCAACAAAGAAATGGATAAAGGGTTAAAAGAATTAATGGATAACATATAATGAAAAAAGGGCAGACTGGAATTTCAATTAATGTGCACGTCAATGAAGCATTAAAAGAAGATGAAAAATTGGTTCAAATGGTTAATGGTAATATCTATCCTGTTGTGTGCAATCAAGATACCACATTCCCTTTTATTGTACATTACAGGGATTCAATTACCACTGATTATACCAAATGTGGACGTGTTGGTGATACTGTAAACTTTAGCATTGAGATTGCTTCCAAGAAGTATAAGGAAGGAATGGATATTGCAGAGCGTGTAAGAGCAGTACTGGAATTAAAAAGAAATACATATTTTCAAGATTTATTACTTGATAGTGTTGAAGAATTTTATGCAGAAAACACTTTTGTACAGAGATTAAGTTTTACAGCAAAAATTTTATAAGTTGTAAAACTATTTATAATAAAAATAATAGATTAAAATTTTACATAATATTATGGATAACATATTAGGAAAAGACCTTATGGTCTTTGTTGATGGAAAGGCACTTGCTTGTGCTACCAATCACTCACTGTCAATTGAAGCAAGTCAGATTGATGTAAGCTGTAAAGATACAGGTATTTATGGTGCAAGTATGCCTGGCAAGATTACTTGGTCAATTCAGGCTGATGCTCTTGTAACTGTTAATGAAGATGGTAATTTGGAGACATCAAGTGCCGCAAGCCTTAGCTATACTGCATTGATGGATTCCCTTATGGCACGTAAATCAGTTAAGGTGGTATTTTCAACTGTTGGTAATGCCGCTAACGCTGCTGCTGATGCAGATGGACACGTTGTTCCAACAGGTGGTTGGACTCCTGCTGCTGATGGTTATGAAGGCTATGCAGTAATTACTTCAATTGAAGCTAATGCAAGTGATGGTGACTTATGCTCTTATACCGTTCAATTCCAAGGTTTGGGTGCATTGAGTAAACATACAAACCCATAAGCAATAAGGGAAAATAATAAAGAGATTAAGAGGGTGGTTTAATAATCATCCTCTTTTTTATTGAATGTTTTTATTATTAACTTACTATTTATAGTAAATAAAGATTTAAAATTATTTCATATATGATTATTAAAATTGGCAACAAAGAAGTAGAACTAAAGAAATCAATGCGTTCATTAATGTATTATGAACAGTTAACAGGTAAATCTTTTGCCCCTCAAGGTGTAACTGATATTATCAATTATATGTATTCAGTTGTAATGAGTTCTGACAGGACATTAAATATCACTTTGGATGACTTTATTGACCTGTTGGATGAAACCCCTGAATTAATTGGTCAGTTCAGTGAATGGCTTCAGAAGTCATATGCAGTTGATGCACAATTGGGAAAGGGCAATAAGGAAAAAAAAGCAAAAGCAGTCAACAAGAAGTAGTAGAATTGACATATACAGAAGTTATGGCATTGCTATGCATAGAATATAAGGTTGTATCTGTCCAATATTTTATGGATGTGATGCAACCTTTTGAGTTGAATATACTTTTGGAAAATATGAGCAAATCAGTCAAAAGTGATTGGGAACGTGCAAGGCAGATATGCTATACCATAACTCAGGTTAATTCAAAGAAGCATCTTAAGCCTTCTGATGTGATGAAATTACCTTGGGATAATGATACAAAGAAAGCTAAGAAAAATGTTGACACAGATGCTTTAAACAAGTTGGCTGCAAGGATGAAAGAAATGAATAAGTAAAATAAAGATATAAAGATGGCAAAATCAAATTATAGCGTTGCCGCCACAATGGATAATAGTGGATTAAGGCAAGGTATACAAGAGGTTGGACAGGTTCTTCAACAGGCAAAGAATGTGTCCAATCAGGTTGCATCTTCTATGGGTGTCAATGCAGTTAATGTTGGTAAAAATGTTAAACAACTCAATCAAATATTGGAGCAAACCAAGCTACAGTATCAACAATTGACTGATATTGAGAAAAATTCTGACTTGGGTCAAAGTCTTGCAAATCAAATTGAACAGGTAACAAGTAAATTAAAAGAACTTAAATCAGTTCAAAATCAGACCAAATCATCACCAATTAAAAGTAGTGGCAGCAAAGGTGGTAGTATAGCCAATGGAATAGCTGAAGGTGTTAATGCAGCACAAGGTGGTGTTGAAGGACTTGTTGGAAGTTTATCCAACTTTGGACCATATGGAGTTGCAGCAGCAGCAGTTGGGACAGCCATTGCAGGAATAGGCAAATCAGCAATTGATGCCCGTAAGGACATTGAAGCACTTGATAATAACTTTGGTACATTATTGGGTAGCCAAGAGAAAGGTATTGCAATGCGTAAGGAATTGCAAAAATATGGGGCTACAACAGTTTATGATACCAAGGGTGTTGCTGAGGCAGCACAGGTAATGATGGCTTATGGTGTATCAGCAGAGAATGTAATGCCTGTGATGAGAGGATTGGGTGATATTGCTCTTGGTGATAATGAGAAACTTAAATCACTTGGTCTTGCCTTTGGTCAGATGTCAGCCACAGGTAAAGTGGCAAAACAAGACTTGAATCAAATGGCAAATGCAGGTCTTGGCTTTGCTGATATTGCAGGTACAATGGGTATCAGTGTATCAGAATTCAATGAGAAAGTAAGCAAAGGTGAAATTACAGTTGGTGACATTCAGAATGCAATTACAACTCTTACAAGTGAAGGAGGTAAATTCTATGAAGGTGCTACACGTGGTATGAATGGCATAAGTGGCGCTTTTGCCAATGTTGAAGACAATATGAATCAAGCATTATCTACCATTGGTGAAGCCATTGAACCTGTAGTTGTTGCAATATCAAATGGTCTTGCTTCAGCAATTGAAGGTATCACTCAAATTGTTCAATATTTTTCAGATGAATCAGATGCCAATGGTGAATCACTTGGTGAATGGCAAGGTGTTATTGATAATGTTAAATCTACATTAAGCACACTATGGGAGACCATAACAACTGTAATTAGTGTTGTGACTGAAGTAGCAAAAGAAATAGTTACTGCCACAGCAAAGTCAGGACTATTTAAAGACATATTAAATATATTATGTGAAGTAGCCAAAATTGTTTTTGAAAGGATTCAATCTCTATTCAAGATAATTAATAAGTTAGTTACAGCTTTCAAAAATGCTTACAATAACTCAACAACATTCAGGCAAGGAATTAATGCATTAATTACACCAATTAAGACAACAATCAGTTGGGTGAAGAAGCTTGTTGGTTGGATTAAAGAAGCATACAAATGGTTTGACAAACTTATTGGAATTGAATCAAAAGAAGGTGGTGGAAAGCCAAATAAGAATAAGAATAAAACCAAAGGTGGTAAAGGTTCTTCAAGTGGTGGTACAGGTTCTTCAAGTGGTGGAACATCAAGTGGCAGTACAGGTACATCAGGAGGAGGTTCTTCAAGTGGTGGCTCAGGTGGAAAAGGTAAAGGAAAACATCATTCTTCATCTACCAAAAAAGATAAAAAGACAAAGGTTGTTAAACCTGTAAATCCATTGGCAAATGAGAACGGTGGTTCATTACAAAACAAGGCACAAGAATATGTAAATAAACTTGACAATAAAGCAACTTATAATGCTGAATACAATAAGTACCTGACAAAGCAGCAATCAGAAGATGAAAGGAATAAGCGTGATGTAACAGCTAATCTTCCAACAACTTCAGATGAATTTAAAAATCCATTGGAAAATCTTAAAGTACCTGATGGTGCAAGGGACTTTGAGGAATTTGTTGATGAAGCAAATAAAAAGAAAGAAGACTTTGAGAATTTACTTGGTGATATTCATTCAAATCTTGGTGGAGATATTGGTTATCAGATAGAGCAATTCCAAAAGCTTGCAGAACTATTTAATTCCAATGCTGATGGGGCAACCAAAGCAGGTGCAGGTATAGCAATGCTTGGTGATACAATGCAGCAATTAGGTGAAGATGGTCCAATTGCAAAGATGGGTGCAGTACTTGCTGCCGTTGGTCAGATTATATTGGGTTTTGCACAGGCATCAACTCAAGCAGCATCTTTAGGCCCTTGGGGTTGGTTAGCCTTTGTAGGTGCAGGACTTGGAGCTGTAACAACAATGATATCAACCATTCAGGGGTTTGCTACAGGTGGTATTGTTCAAGGTAAATATACAACAGGAGATAGACAACTTATCAGAGCCAATGCAGGTGAGATGGTATTAACCAATGCGCAACAGTCTAACCTTTGGAATATCATCAAAAATGGTGAAACTATGAATGGTGGTGCAGTTGCCACAGTTGTAAAGGTACGTGGTAGTGACTTATATCTTGCACTGTCTAATTATTCAAAGATTAAGGGTAAGGTAGGTAAAAATACAGGTATCAAATAAAAACATTAATAAGAACATATTATGCTACTAACAGGAATATTTAGAGATTTGAATAATGACATATATACACTATACATTCTTACTAATGGTGATAGAAGTGAAACTATCACCATTGGTGAAAATGATGAATCAGATGTATTTTTTGACATTGAACCAATTAAGATAGAAGAAAACAATGATGATGAATTTGAGACAATTATACGTAAGTCTTGTTCAATTGGTCTTGTAACAAAAAAATACTTAGGTGATAAGTTATTTGCTGATAAATCACGTAATGTAATTGTAAACATTTATAAAGGTAATAAGATTGTCTTTGCAGGATATGAAGAACCCAATATCTACTCACAGCCTTACACTGATGTTTTTGACACATTATCTATTAATTGTACTGATGGCTTATCAACACTTCAATACTATTATTATCTTAATGCTAATAAGTCAGTAAAGGATTATGAATTAAAGGTGCAAGAAGCAGGTTCTGCAACATTCTATGATATGTTACATTCAATGCTGTCAGAAACTTTGAATATTGATGTTAAAGGCAATACAACAGGTAAGATATATTATGATTTATCCAAAGGACTTGAACAAGGTAAAGAAAAGACAATATTTGAAGACCTTTCAATGTCAGAATTATATCTACTTGGTGATGATATAGATAGTGTATGGACATATGAAGATGTATTGAAAGAAATTTTACAATATCTTAACTTGCATATAAGGCAAGAGGGCTTTGACTATTATATATTTGATTGGGATAACATTAGAAAAGGGAACACAAAATGGTATGACATTGTAAACAAAACAGAAAAGACAATGCAAGTCAACAGAAAGGAATTAAGTGGTCTTACACGTGGCTCTTCTGATACCAATCTTACCATATCAGATGTATACAATCAAGTACAGGTTAAAGATGAGCTTGAATCACAAGAAACAATCATTGAATCACCACTTGATGATGACAATATGGTATCAAAATACACAGGTAAACAGCTATATTGTACTGAATATTCAAGCATTGGTGAAGGAGAAACTGCACGTGATGCATTCCACGCAATGGTAAGGAATCAATCAACAACCTATGATGAAGCAAAGGAAACAGATTGGTTTATTCAGGTAATGACCAATAAGCATTGGAAGTTCTATTGCAATGATGGTACAAAGAAAACCATTGATGAAATTACTGATGAAAACAGTGGCAAGAATCAATGGAAAATTCCTTACAAGGCAGCACATAATAGATTCACTCCTGTATTATGTAGATTTGGTAAGAATGAGCATAATTCCAAGGCTACTGATAATAGTGTTGTGAATAACATTAGTATGGACAATTATCTTTACATTACCTGTAATGGGATTAATGATAAAACAGAAAGTGCTACCAATGCAACAACTCTTGAGATATATGACTCAATGCCAATTGCAGAGTACATAGGTAATAAGAGTGGTGGTGTCTTTTCACCTGTAGATGAAAATACAACCAATTATCTTGTATTCAGCGGAAAATTACAGTTGCAGCCAGTCACTTATGAAAGTGCTGATGATAAATTGGCAACACCTTATAAGTGTGTGCGTTTTGGTATTGCCCCAGGTGTTACCAAAAAGATGTATCAACTTGGCTATGCAGGAACATATGATAATATTAAAAAGAATAATGTAATGTTTTATTCCTGTGTAAACAGTGATGACAATGATGACGGTAGATACTATACACGCAAGTTCTATAAGATGGAATCACCAACATTGTTAAACACAGATACTGACTATATTAAAAGTGATTATTCTTTACAGCCACCATATGAAGTACAGAAAGAAGATAAGACATTAGACTATGATTATTCAAAGTATGGTGAACAGATAGATAGAATAACAAAATTACCTGTAATAGAATGTGAATTGTCAATTGGTGGAAAGTATTGTGTAGAATGGAATACACAATCAAATGATGGAAGTACAACACTGACAAGATATTATTGGTTTACTCAAGAGGAGATTAAGAGTGGTGAAGTGGTAAGAGATTTTGACACTTCATTCCTTAGATATACAGATGATTCATATATTGATGATGGTTGGCACAGTGGTACAACAGCGTGGCTACACACTTTCACTTTGGGTGTAAATCCTAAGATTGATGATAAAATTATTGGACAAGAGTATGATATTAGCAATACCATTGATTATACAATGAATCTTGACAAGACAGGTACTGCAATTCCAATCAAGATGACTGATAAACTAAATGGTAAGGTAACATTCAAGATTCTTGGACTGTGCAATACAATGTGGAATAAAATTGTTAGAAAACATCCAACATTCTTTAGACATACAAGTTGGTCAACAGAAGAAGTTCCTGTACTATCACAAGTTGAAAATGTAATTATAAAGGAATTTAAATGTGAGATTGCTACCAATAATGGAATGCTTGAAGTTAATGAGGATAAAGACCTTATATATATGAGTGCAGAGAATGATAATTTTATCAGCAAAAAAGATGACATATCATTTAAATTCATTACTCAATTGGACAGCATTGAATCTTATGATAAAGGTATTACACCAAGTATCAATATGAATGCAGTTATTGACAATACAACAGGACTACCAATACGTGGCTTCTATAATGCTGCAACAGGTGAAGGTACACGTGTTGAGAACACTGACAATGATAAGAGAACAAAACCTATTAAGGCAGAAGAACACTATGTTGACCAATATTACAGGCAATATAGCAGTCCAATGATAGAAGTCAACACAGATTTATTTGAGACTCATTTAGATACTGTAAACTTTACTGACATCTATCATAGTGCAACACTTAATAGGGATTTCTTCATTGAAAGTTATCAAAGGGATTTATCCAATAGCACAGTAACACTTAAATTAAAGGAACTTAAATTGTAAAGATATATGATTAACGTAACATCAAGGGCAGTTAATAAAGATAATGGAAAATCTAATACAAGTGGTAATGGGAGTGGCTACGTAAATAACGTAACCACTTACAACACTATATCCAATATTCAAGGACATTATCTGTGGGGCAATCTATTTGATGCAACACAGGACATAAATGGTGATATAACATCTACAGGTAAAGTTACATCACAATCAGTTGATACACAGACGTTATCAGCAATGTCAGCTTATATTGGTTCATTAGAAGGAAATAATGGACATATAACCAATATAACAGCAGATACAATTGAAAGCAATAGTGTTACATCACAATCAGTTGACACACAGACATTATCAGCAAGTACAGCAATGACTGAACACCTTACAACTGATTATCTAACTGTAACAAAATTGGCTCATTTCTTCACATTGATGATTGACAAGATAAAGTCAACAAGTGGTGCTATAATTGTTACACCTGCAAATGCCACACTTGACCACGTAATTAAATATTCTGATTCATATAGATTATTTTGGAAGGCAAATCAAGACGGAAAAAGCATTAGCAATGAATTTGAGAAAGGAGACCAAGTAATATGTATGTCATTCAATAATGCCACAACAGGAGTAACATATGATGTAAGCAATAAATACTATTGGACAACAGTTACTGACAGTGGCAGAATCAATATGTATACATATGGATGGGGTGATGATTGGGAAGATATGACAATGTTGAATTATATTGACATTGATATAACTGACTATGATGGTATAATAAGTCCTGAAGTTGGTGATGAGATTGTAATGTTGGGGCATAGAAAACAAGAAAATGAGAGTGATGAAGATGCAGCATTAAGGCAATCAGCCATTGTTATATCAGCTTATAATTCAGAATTCTTGGATAAAGGAATCAAAGCACCATCAATTGTACAATATGCAGGTATTAATGAATATTCACTTGAAGGGCATAGATTAAACGTTATAAGTAATGGAAAGAATGAATTTGTTGGAAAATTTAAAACATCAGCAGGTGCAGATATTGAAGAAATGATTACCAATATTGATGATGTTAATAGACCTTCAATCAGAGATGGATATTGGTACATTGGTGAAGTGAATACAGGTATAAAAGCAGAAGGTGATGATGGAAAAACATTCCAATTAATACCTAATATTGAGACATCATATGTTGACAAGGACAAGAAGGAATATGTCAAATTACGTTACCAAATGTATGAGTATGATGGGACATCAATGAAAGAAATTGGATTCAATGGTATAAATGTTTACCTGTATCAAGGTAGTCAATCAACACCATTGGCACAATTAACAATCAGTGAAAGTGATAAAATGTCAAAAAGATTTGCTTCAATTGATAGAACATCTGATTTACATAGTGGTGAAGACTTATGGTATAAGGTATTGGCAAAGACAACAGCAGGTACAATTCTTACATCACGTGTCATTCCAACAGTTATGCTTGCAGGTGCAATCTTTGAGGTAAATGAGGATGGCATTGAAGCAGCTGTACAGGATGCAAAAGAATATACAGATGGAGAGATTACAACTGTAAGCAATCAATATTCAGAATTAAAAATACAGGCAGATGGAATTTCAACCAAAGTAACCAATATTGAGAATACTTATGTAAGTGAATCAGCATTAACCAATGAGGTAAGTTCACAGATTGACCAAAAGTCTGATAGCATCACACTTAAGGTACAGGAAAACATTGAAGGAAAGCTATTGCAAACAGGCATTGATATTGAGAAAAATCAAATCACACTTAATGCGGAGCAGACAACCATCAATGGTAACTTAACGTTGAATGATGCCAATCAAGGTCTTATTATTCAGGACAATGGCATTCCAAAGATTCAGATACTTAATGAGACAATAGATTGGGATAATTTGGAAGGTGCAAACTCATTCAGAATCAACCCATATGGCAGTGGAATAGGAAATTGGATTGGAAAGAATAATCAAGATATATTGCCAAAAGACGTATTGGTAAAGAATACTACCAATAGTGGAAAAATAGGAACATTAGTAAGTGGTGACACTGTAATAATTGATAACTTTGACTGCAATTATATATGCTTTGCCAATTTGCCACCAAATGGAAGTAATGCTAACTATGGTGCAGGATATACAATGTCAGTCTATGTATTAAATAACACAACCAATACAAGTACACAATTATTTAACTTTAGTGGAACGCTTAACATAGAATTTGACAATCCAAATTATGTTACTTTACCTGTACCAAGTAATGTAAATAAATCTTACACTGTTAATGTTAATGAAGACGGTGAATATTATTTAATACTTGAATGTACTGTATCTCTATCATATCTTAGCACTTGGACTGAAAATGATGGAATATGGCAACAAAGCTTCTATATGAATCTTTATGCAGATGTGCATAGACCATCAACAAGCATAACCAAGATAGGTAACAATGGCATATTTGTTAACCAAGGTGAAAATAAATGGTTATATGCAGGTACAAATGGTGTACAGATGAGATGGGGAAACAATGGTATTGAAGCATCCAATCAAGGCTTAAGAAGACTTACACGTAATAGGAAAATATACAGCTATGGAGATGTATTGGATAACTATTCTTGGCAAGATGAAAGGTCAACCAATATCACTGAAGTATATGGTAATACAACAACAGCATTTACAGTTGATAAAGAGGATGATATGGTTATTGTAAGGGATATTCAAAGTGATTTAAACATTACAATCACTGATGCTGATAGAACAGGTAGAACACTATTATTCAAGTTTATTCAAAAGCAAAATACATCTGAACATACCTATAATATAAGGTTGAATGGCTTCTTAATGCAAAAGGAAAGTGGAACAGTATTAAGGCAGACAACAATTCAACTTACAGGAGAAAAACCTGCTGATACAGTAATGTTGATTGGTATTAGTAATATATTATATTTTGTGTAATTAATTAATAAATTGGGTGATACTTACATCATCCAATTTATATTTATATTATATATATTGTAAAGAAAAATGAATTATAAAGAAATAGCGCAGACACTATTCAAGTGGATTAAAAATATATCAACAATAGACTATTATTCTTTGGCAAAGAATTTTGTTGTTGCCATACTATTAATTGTAGTATATTTTTTATTCAATAACCTACATTTAATAGCTTCAGCACCATTGTTTGTTGCAGGATTAATATTGACTGTATTACTACTATTTATGGCTGTACACCTAATAAGTGAATTAATGAACAGAAAACTTAACAAAAAGGCTGAAAAGGAAGAAATAAAATCAGTTAAACAACGTATGCTTTTTCAGGAAAAGATAAATAATAGACTTGAAGAATGTTTACATTCATTAAATGCTGACAGAATCTTTATTGAAGAGTGTCACAATAGCCTTGAAAACTTTGGCGGATTGGGATTTGTTAAATTCACAATGTCTTATGAAATTGTCAACAATGAAAAGTCAATACCTGTACCATATATAAGCAATTCATATTGTGAGCAACAGGCAACACTATATAAGATGCCAATGTTCATTAAACGTAACGGATTCTTCCAAGGCACTGTACAGGATGTATGTGGCATTGACCGTAGATATGGACTTAATATGGATAATGAAGGGGATAAGTACTCTGCATATATCTTATTGCAAGGACAAAAGGATAAACCAATAATTGGTTGGGTTGGTATATCTTGGAAAGATATTGACAATTTACCTGATAAAGAAACAATTAAAGATAAGATGGCAGACTTGGCAAAAGATATATCACCATTATTTCAATTAATGAAGTAAAAGAACATATGAAGAAGGAAATTATTAATAATATTATAGTGAAGTATTACATTGAAGATGGATATGTTGCAGTTGATAGATATTCCAATAATATCTATCAATATGCAGTATATCTTGATTTGAATGAAGATTTCAATAAGCACTATTATGTAAAAAAAATTGAACAAAGATGAAGACAAAAAATAATATATGGTTTATCATCATAATTACCACATTCATATTATTATTGGCATTGATGTTTAATTTAAACTGTTATAACAGTAATACCAATGTAACAGGTAAAACAGATACCATTACAATCACAAAGGTAGATACAATATATGGTGATGCAATTGTAATTAAAGACACAGTGCCAAAGCTAATAAGCAAGACCATTGTAAAGTATGACACAATAGATAAAGATGGGGTAAAAGTAGATATTCCAATTGAACAGTCAATCTATTCAGATACATTGCAAGATTCAGCAACATATAAGGCTTATATTACAGGTTATAAAACAACATTGGATAGCCTTGCAATAAACTATAAGCCAAGAATAATTGAAAGGCATACAACACAAATAATTACAAAAGAAGTAAATAAAAAGTCAAATCCATTCTATTATGGCATTGGTTTGGCAACAGGATATGATGTCATTAATAAAAGATATGGCATAATGATTGGCTTTACAGCAGGAATTAAATTCAATTAATAATGGAAATAAAGGTAATAAGATTTTACAAAGGAAAAGACTACACAATAGGCAGAATGCTTATTGATGGCAAATATGTATGTGATATTCTTGAAGATAAAGACAGAGGATTAACTGATTCAATGTCAGAGGAAGAAATCAAGAAGAAAAAGATATACGGGGAAACTGCAATACCAACAGGTAAATATAAGGTAGTCTTGGATTATTCACCAAAGTTCAAAAAGATACTTCCACATATTCTTAATGTAAAAGGATTTGAAGGCATTAGAATTCATTCAGGTAATGACAAGGAAGATACATTTGGTTGCCTTCTTGTAGGTTATAACAGGCAAAAAGGAAAGGTATTGAATTCACGCAATGCATTAGCACAGGTATTAACACTTATGCGTCATCAAGAAGATATAACTTTAATCATAGAATAATAAAATAAGAGATATATAGTTTTTTTTGTTGCAATTTTTTAATGTTTAAATCTTATTTTTTGGGGATAGTCAGATAATGGCTATCCTTTTTTTATATCCATCTATTTTTAATTTGCGCCTTTCTTAAAAAAAGCACACAAAAAGTACTTAGTTAAAAATATTATTATTACCTTTGCAGGCATAACCAATATATTATATAGATTATGCTTAGAACAATATGCTTTTGCAGAGTATCATCTTCAGGACAATCCTTGGAAGCGCAGCTAAACACTGTCAAAAAGGAAGCATTGAAAGAATATGCTGAAGATGAAATAATGATTATCAAAGGAGTTGAATCAGCAGTGTCACTTGATGAAGAACATAGAATAACAATTAAACAATTGAAAGATGCCATTGGTGATAACCCTTCAATTGAATCAGTGTTTTTCTTTTCTCCTGATAGATTGGCAAGACGCATACGTGTTGCCATTGATATTATTGATGACCTTACACATATGGGGATAAATATGATATTCCTTAATCCAATGCGTATCAATACACTCAATAAGGATAAATCACCAAATCCATTGGCACACCTTGTTCTTATTATGATGTCTTATTCCGCAGAACAAGAAGCAAAGGCAATGAAAGCACGTATTAATAATAAAAAGGCTGAATTAAGAGCATCAGGTAAAGTAGCCAATGGAAAAGTAGCCTATGGATATAAAAAGCTTGAAAATAAATCAATTGGCATTGATGAAGATAAAGCAATAATAGTACGTCAAATCTTTAACCTGTATTCAACAGGTGAATATTCCCTTAATAGATTGAATGATATGCTATATGAAAAAGACTCATCATTCTTTAAACTTGGCTATAAATCAACAACAGCAAGTAGAATTAAACGCATTATTGGTTCATTGCTTTATTCAGGACGTAATACTAAGAATACCAATCTATATCCACCAATTGTATCACCACAGTTACAGGATAAATGCATTAAGATAATGGAAGGTAAAAAGACATTACCAAAGCATAATACCAAGACCGTATATTACGCAAAAGGACTTATAAAGAACTATTCAGACCCACATCATAGATGTATGATACCATTCAGGAATAATATCTCATACAGGACACATCCATCAGATAATATTAGTTATGTAGTTAATATTAATGCAGTTGATAGCATTCTATATACAGCAATGTCAGTGCTAAAGTCCATTGCAATGGGAATAAGCAATGAAAAGACAATTGAAGCATATAAGCAACAGTTAAAGAATAATAATAAAACCATTACCAATATAGATAAGGAAGTAAATAAACTATTAGATGATAACCTTAGAATTGAAAGACTATTAGCAAAAAATAGAATACGTGAAGAAGTAGCAGAAGAACAGATTAATAACAATGATAATGTCATTAAGCAATATAATGTAAAGAAAGCAGAAATACTATCAGACAATCAACAATTGGAAACATTAATTGAAGGAGCAAAACAAGGTAGTGTTAGCAATGGATTCTTCTATAGTCTATATAGCATAGATGATGAAGAAGTAATAGCCCAATATATTAAAGATGTCATTAAGGAAGTAAGAATAACATATATTGATAAGCATACAAAGCGTATGGATATTATTGGTTATCCAATCATTGCACATCTTATTGACCATTATTATACAATAACAAGCAAAGGTGGAAAAATAACCATAATGAGACATAATATGAAAGACCCAACTGACTATTGTGATTGGACTTCCATCTATAGAAGAAGATTAAAGCCATTATAAGTATCTATTAGAATAGAAAAGAAATAGGTTAATAAGACCCCCCCCCATCAGTTATCAGATTGAAAACATACAGGAAAC